GCCCCAGGTTGGAGAGAGGCTCAGGCCATGACCAGGTGCTTGACCGCCGCCGTCTGGATGAGATCGCCGTCGAGACGAACGATCCCCGCCAGCCCGATGTTCGGCCAGTAATATTCACGCCGCACGCCGATGACCGGGAGGCCGACCTTGCGGACGTAATATTTGCTGTGATCGCCGAAGATGATCGGCTTCGTGCCAGTGGCGGCGTTCACCATCGCCTGATTCACGCTGTAGTTGTAGCCAAGCAGACGGCCCGGTTCGCCGACGCGGATGTCACCCATCGTCCAGATATACTGGCCGTTGCCATCCTTCAGCTTGCGGATCGAAGCCAGCGTGGTGTCATTGAACTGCCACCGCGCCTTGGGCGAGGTGCGATAGGCCGGATCGACCGAGTGCAGCAGATCGATGATCTCGTCCGCCGTGAACGCGGTCGTCGAGGCCGCAGTCTTGCCCGCCGCCGAAGCCGCCACGATGCCGAGCGGATCGCCGGTGCCGTCACCCACCGTCAGCTCGCTGTTGACGCGGCGCGCGAGACGTTCGCCCAGAAGCTCACCGATGAACTGCTCGATATTGATCGCGCTGTCCTGAATGATCTCCATCGAAATCTGGACCCATTCGGTGTCATAGGCGAACGCGCCGAGCGTCATCTTGGTGAAGGTGGCATCGACGCCGCCATCATCGGTCATCGCCGCCGCTTCCGTGTGCTGCGCCACGGCAACGGCCGTGTCATCAGTCTTCGGGAAGTCGAGCGGGTTGCCGCCGGAGGTGTTCAGGACGGTGCAGATCGCTTCGTCATACATCGGTCCCCACATCTTCAGCGTCTTGTCAACGACAGCCGCAAGCTCGGTCGGTACTGTGTAGCCACCAGCGCCGGCCGTGGTGGACTGAGCGCGGAACTCCGCCACGCCAGCCTTGATGACGCTGCGCTGCTCGTCCGAAAGCTCCTGCGGATTGAACCCGACGCGAGCCAGCGCAATGAAGGCATCGCGATATTCGGGACGGGCGGCTTCTTCGGCACCACGGCCTTCGCCGCTCTGATCCGGACGGTTCCCAGCACGAGCGGTTTCGGCGCGAGCCTCGGCAGCAGCCACGCGCTCCTCGCGCGCAATGTTGGCCTCCACCTTGTCGAACTCGGCCATGATGGCGTCATGGCGCTGCTCAAGCTCGGTCGAGCGGCTTTCATCGGTGTTGGCCTTGATCTCGTCGAGCGCTTCGCGGGCTTGGGTGACAAGGCGACCGCGCTGCTCCTGAAGGGCAGTGAGAGACATTTCGTTGCTCCAATAAAAAACCCGCCGGGATGGCGGGTCTGCAATGGCGCGATCAGCCGCGCCGGGCCTCCGGTGGTCGCCGGGAAACTAGATGCGGCGGATCTTCTGCTCGGTTTCCGCCTTGCGTTTGAAATAGTTGTCGGCGCGCTTGGCGGCTTCTTCGCGAGCCTTGTCACGCTCCTTCTTCGCGTCTTCCAGTGAGCGCATTGCGATCGATGTCCCCTCATAGGCGGGGAAAGCCACGGCGCTCACCTCGAACAGATCGATCGCGTGGATGGTCCGCGATGGAGGATCGCTGGTTTCGTCCCACTCATCATGCGTTACGCGAAAGCCGAACGACATGCCGGAGATGTCCCCGCGCTCAAGCTGCACCGCCAGATCGCGGCCGTCCGAAGTGTCAGGCAGGTCAATCTCTACAGCAAGGCCGCGATCATCTTCGGAAAGGCGCAGCGTACCAGAAGCAGAGCGTCCGATCACACGACCACTGTCATGGTCCACCAGCGCGCGGACATCCGCCTTCTTCAGAGTGTCGGTGAACGCACCACGCGCGATCGTCTCATAAAAATACCCGCCGATATCGGCGCGCTCGTTGAACAATGCGGCATAGCCACGAGCGGTCTTGCCCGCCTCGGACTTCCGCAGTTCAGGCGCTGTCGTCAGCGCCCGGCGTTCCAGGGTCATCCGCCCCTCCGTTCTGTGTAGCCGGTGTGATCGGCTGGCTATCCAGCGGCACGGTCGCCCCCTGAATAAGAAGTTTGTCGGCATTGCCGCCCTTGGCCGGGCGATTCTCAAGAGCACGCCCCTCGTCCGGCGAAATGAGCGAGTTCTGCACGCCGATCGCCAGACCCTCCATGCGCGTTTTGAAATCCCCGCGTAGCAAGCCATCGACATTGTGCTCGACATATCGGCCGCCATTACGCTGGCCAAAAAGCTTGAGGTTCATTTCCTCTTCAAGAGCCTGGACCCATTGGCTGATCGTATGCTTGACCAGGTGGAGATCCTGCTGCTCGCTGTTCGAGAATGTCCCGTGCGTCAGATCCTGCAAGAATATGGGCGGCAGTCCATAAATTCGCGCGATCTCCTCGATCTGGAACCGACGCGCGTCCGTCATTTGCCCCTTCTCGGGATCAAAGCCCACCTGCGTCAACGTGTGCCCCGGAGGCATCGGGAAAATCGGCTTATCACTCGCCTTCGCACCGTCGATGGCGCGGCCAATATCCGTCATCGCCCGCTTCATTGCCTCCGCCCCCTGCGGCAAAGGCCCCTCAAGCGCCAGCGGCGGAACGCCACCACCGGCGAAAAATCGGCTCCCATAATCGTTCATCGCCAGGGCGAGCTGTATCGCGCCAGTGCCCATGACGATCGGCGAATAATGCCGAACGCCACAACTCTGGAGCATGAACGGAACGTCGATAATATCCGCCGCTGGATAAGGCTTCCCGTCGATTTCGTAAGTGGTGCGCCCCACTGCATCCCGGCATATCTTCGCCTTCGCCGGATTGACCGGATAGAGGCCCGTAATGTTGCCGCCGCCCCGCTCGATGTAGAGCAGCCCTCTGCCTCCCGTGAACACCTGTTGCCAGAAATACTGGCGCAGCTTGAAGCTGGTCCACTCAGGGTTAGGCGCTTCATGGACCAGCGTCTCCAGCCCGCCGCTGATCTTGCTCGGTCCGTCATTCGTCTTGCGAAACGCGTGCAACGGAAGTGCCGCCAGTGAGCGGGACAGAAAAGACACGCCCGCCAGAACCGCCGGAACCGTCAGCGCGCTATCGATCGTTACAGACGGAAGCGAAATATCGCTTAGCCCATATACCTGAAGAATATTCGCGCCCGGCCTCTCGATGCCCGGAATCTCGGTTATCATCCGATGCTCGGGCTCACGTGGCCACCCGATTATGTCGAGAAACTTCACGCGGCGACCAGACTGAAATTCGGGTCGTCCCAAGGGGACGTAAACACAGCCTCCCCCTCTAGTGGGGCTACCCCAAATGCCATAGCGAGGCTGACCATACCGTCGATCCTCCCCGCCGCTTTCGCTTTGTTCAACTTCCGCCCGCCCGCCGGATCATTCGTGACCACCGCGTTCTGCGCGCACATCGTCAGCACCGGGTGATTGCCGTGCCGCACCTTCTCAGTCAGCAGCGCCGATTCACAGTCCCGAAGAGCCGGAGACATGGACTGGAAGCCCTGCCCGAAATCCTCAAACAGCGCCTCAAACTCTTCGTCGCTCAACCCAGCCTTGATCAGCCAGGGCCGAAGAAACTTCATGCCCCACCGATCGAACGCGATCTTGACCACGTTGTTTGACCGAATGAACCGCACCAGCCAATGGGCGACGAACTCATACTCGATCGACTTCGCATCGGGCGTCTCGATTAGACCGTCCTTAGCCCATACGTCGTATGGCACCCGGTCAGCCCGTGACTTCTCCACAAGCCCGATCTTGGGCAGCCAGAATGTCGGCTTGACGTGCCATGCTCCATCCACCCATGCGATCGGGACGAACGCCGTCAAATCACTCGTCGCCGACAGATCCAGCCCAGCATAGACCGGAGCGTTGCCCCAGTCCTCCACCACCTCGCCGCCATTCGCCTGCCAAACGCTGCGGCTAATGAACGGATTGTTGCGGTCAACACGCTGATTGAGGATCAAATTTCTGTATTCAGACTCACGCGATGGCATCCGGCGAGCGTCTTCCGCCGTCGCCAGCACCTCTTCGGCCTGCTGGAAATCTCCGAACGCCGGGTTCGCCTGCCTGATTGTTTCTTCGTCAAACGGATCAGCTTCGGGATCAGCAGTGAAAAGAGCCAGCTTTACCCGAGGATCTGCACCCGTCGCGGCATCATCGATCAGCACCGACAACAAGTCAGCATCGGTCGGTGCCTGCGTCGAAATCACGACAGACAGCGGCTCTTCCTGCGCCGCGCACGCCGTCTCCAGCGCCTCATACAATTCCGAGCGAGGCCCCTTCACCTGCCCCAGTTCATCGTGGACAATAAAAACCGGCGAGAGCCCGTAAGCCGTCGACGCCTCGGCCGATAGCGCCCGATACAGCGAACCCAGTTCCGGGCAGAACAACTGCTTGGCCGTATCCCTCACCACCACATTGCCGCTCAGATCGGGGGACATGCGGACCGTCTTGGCCGCCAACGCGAACAGCACCGCCGCTTGCTCCCGCGACTGAGCCGCGCTGTAGAGCTGCGAGTTCGCCCGCGCCTCCGGGCCGCACAGGTGCAGTAGGAGTAGGAACGAGGCTAAAGCCGTCTTGCCATTCTTTCGTCCGAAGGAAACAATCGCCCGGCGCGTCGGGCTGCCGTAGATCTCCCGCAGAATATCCTTCTGCCAGTCCCGCAACACAACCGGCTTACCGACGAGCCGGCCTTCAGGAACCCGACACCACTCCTGAATCCAGCGAATATTTCGATCCGCGCGGCTCTCAGCTTTCCCAGGGCTTGCGCGACGGGCCGGGCTTTTTCTTGGACTTGTCATAGGTGGTTTGCTGCGAAAGCCGCATGCGGGTGGCGAGTGACGATAGAGCCCTCCCCTCCCGCTCCTGCATCTTCAGAAGCCGGTCATAATCCTCAACGTCGAAGCTGTCCGAAGCCTCACACTCGGCAATGAGCTGAGCCACGCGCCGAGCGGAAACAACGTGCCTGCAATACTGTGCCAACATCCCATAGGTTTCGCGCGGGAACCAATCCGCCGGCAGCCGGGTAACAATCGCGATCCACTCTGACGCCTGTTCGTCTGTCAATTCAGTGGGCGGCTCAGCCCTCCGCAC